AGACCCCCGAGGAGCAGGAGCAACTCGCCCAACTCGAATGGATGGGTGGCCTCTATTACGAGAAGGGCTTCGGCGTCTACATCCCGACTATCAACCTGATCCGGTCGCTTCGGGACGCGGCCACAGCTTGGAAGCAAGGCGATCTTCTGTACCGAGCGACCACGATCATGGATGACAAGTCGCCGCTCATCTACGACGGACCGAAGGAGCCGGCCAAGCTCTACCGGGAGTCGAATATCGACCACCGAACGGTCGTCATCGGCCGCGTCCGAGTGGCTCGAACCCGCCCCATCTTCCGTCCTCCGTGGTCGGTAACTGTCGTGCTCGAACTGGAAACGCTCGAACTCAAGCTCGAAGACTTGGCGAGGATCGCCGAGCGGGCCGGTCGTTTCTACGGCATCGGCGACGCTCGCAAGCTCGGCTTTGGCCGCTTCGACGCGAAGGTTAGTTAGATGACCCCGCTGTTCGCATCCAAAGGCGACCGTCCTGAGTGGCGGATGATCTTCGAGGATCTGCTCGACGGAGCCGACTACAACACCGTCATCACATACGCGCAGCTGGAGGAATTGCTCGGGCGCAAGTTCGAGACCAACCGCGGACCGCTGTACCGAGCCCGGCAAGAACTTGGGTCGGTCCGCAAACGATGGCTTGAGGCTGTGCCTCAGGTTGGTTATCGCGTGGTGGAGTCCAACGAGCATGTCCGCCTCTCCGTCGCGCATCGGCAGAAGAGCAAGCGGCAACTCTCCATCGCCACTCGGGTTCTGACGGCTACCGATCTGGAGAAGCTCTCCGGGACCGATCTGATGGACTGGGACACCGAGCAGAAGGCCACCTTCGCGCTCTGGGCAATCGTGGCTCACGAGAACCGCATTCGCCAGATCGAAGATGTGCTCCGCAGGAATGGCCTGATTTAGCAGTACAGGGCGCGGCCAGGCAGGGCGCGGCGGTGCGTGGCGGGGCAGGGCAGGGAACGTAAGCGAGTCGGCGTTCATTCGTCCGGCTCGCTTACGTCGTCAGGGTTGACTTCGGTTGAGTCGAGGGGGGAGAAGGATCGGCTGCAATTGGGATGGCCGAGCGGGTTGGCGTCGGCCGCGTCCACCGTCCAAGTTGCCCCATCGGCGGCGGCGCAGATGTCATCCCCGGTCCCATCGCTGACGAGGACGTACTCGACTCCGGTGTCCTTGTACCCCGCGAGCGTTCCGCCGTTCTCCGCGAATGCCGTCTCGGTGCGGGAGATCAGATCGGCCTTCCAGTCGGGGTAGGCGTCCCACAGCTCGCTGATTGCGTCGGTGACGTCCTGGCGGGTGACGTTGGGGTTGTCGTAAGCCTCACCGAGTACGGACTTCAGCTTGGCGATGGTTTCCTCTTTGGCAGAGGCGGCGATATCCACGATGAGGTCGCCTGCTCGGGCCTTGGCCCAGGTTGCGGCGCGGGGGTTGGTCTGTGCGAATGAGGACTCGCCGTCCACCCCTTCGCCACTCGTGACGCTACCGAGCCCCTGAGTCGTCACGTGCTGGACTGCCTTGCCGTAGTTCTGCCCGTACCACTCGATCAGGACCGGCTCAACGTCGGGGCCGAGGGTTTGGAAGTCGGAGGCAAGATCGCCGAACAGGTCAATGTCGGCGCTGATCTTCGTCATGCGGCCCACCCGCGATAGGACAGTGGCTTTCTGGTCGCGGTAGAAGCGGGCGAAGATGGCTTTGAGCTTGGCTTGGACGGAGGCTCGGGTAAAGGGCTGGCCGATGCGCCTGCCTTTGCCAGATCGAAGACGGAGTACACGTCGGCGATGGTCGTAGCCTTGCTGAGAGCCACGGAGACGAGCGATTGAGTCTCTTGTGGCACTACGTCCGATACGAACGGTACTGAGGCGTGGCGGCCTGCCTTGATGCTCTTGACGGCCTTGCGCTTCCAGGCGTCAAGGTCGGCGTCTGCGCTGCGCTTGGCGACCATGCTGACACCTGATCCGGCGCTCACGTCTTCGGTCAGTTGGCCCGGTTCGGCGCTCGGGGCCTCGGGAGCTTCCGCGCTCGGCGATCCGGTGCCGTCCATGTTGACGCCTGCCATGAGGGTTGTCGTCAAGACTGGCCCGGCTGTCGTCATAACGTAGTTGGACACGCCCGGAGGATCGAGGTCGAGGTCGTTCTCTGCCACGTCATCGACGGATCGGGCGCCCATATCGACGTAGACCTTGGCGGCCTCTGCCTTGGCTACGGAGTCGCCTACGTCTTCCAGCCCAGGGAAGTGGACTTCCAGCTCGGCCCATGCCGGAACCCTGGCGATGATCGCGTCCAGGATGCCTTTGAGGTGGAGTCCGGGGTTCTTGACCGAGCGGCGGAACGAGAGGTCTTGCTGCACTTCGGCGAAACCCTTGCCGCCGAGTCCGCTGCCGGACTTGCTGTACCCGATCTCGGAAGGGGATACGCCGAACGCCCAACAGGTGAGGTAGAGGAGCCATTCCTCGCCTTCGGTTGACGGCTCTTCGGTCATCTTCTGGAACGGGTTCGAGCTGCCCATGCCAGGGACCGGGACCATGCGGGAGCGAGCCTTGTCGTTGCCGGCGAGCAGTTCGTCCAGGTACTCGCGCAGTTCCTTGATCTGCGTCATGTTCCACGACTCAGGAACAGAGAGCAGCCCGGCCGGCATGTTGCCATCGGTGAAGTTGGCGAGGTCGCGCGTCTGCCGGCGGAGAGCGCGGTTGGCGGCCATCAGGACCCACTCAATCGGCGGGTGACCGTACGGGCTATCTGAGCGCGGCCAGTAGGGCTGCTGGATGATCTCCTCTGAGGTGTACCAACCCCACGGCACGCCTCGGATCATCTGGACCCATGCGGGCTCCGGTGGGGCAGGGGGCCGGCCGTAGGTGTCGATCAGAGGACGAAGGGTTGTGCCGTCGATCACTTCCAGCGCGTAGAGCGAACCGTCAAGCGTCGGCCGGAGGTAGATCGTTGCGGAGTCGGTCTCGAACAGATCGCCCGCCCATTCAACCAGCCACGGCGCCCACATGTGCTCCTGATCCGGGGAGAGCATGAACCCGGTGCATTCGTTGATGGCGTCTTCTAGGCGGTTGCGCTGATCCTTGCGCTCGGCTCGTGTCATGCCATCGACAGGACGAGGACGGATCTGTGGGATCAGACCGCGCATGTCGTCCTTGCGCTTCTCGATGCAGAGGTTGGCGACGTCGTAGTTGCGGCAGAACGTCCGCAGCGTCTCGAACGTGTACGCCTCGTACGACCGGGGCTTGGTGACGATGTTCGTCCCCGGCATGTAGTCCCAACGTCGAGGTTGTCCCTCTTCGGTGTGGACCGGGGCGACAGGGATGCCAGGACCGAGTACGGCGTTCTGGGATTGGAGGGACTGCACCAGATCGGCCAGGCCCTTGGTTGAGATGGCAGGCTCGCCGACAGGGACAACGCCCTTGGCGAGTTGGTTCGCAAGCCAGATGCGGGGCTTGGCGGCGATCATTCTGCAACCGCCAGCCGCTGAAGCTCGGCTATGAGCTTAGCGGTATACCTCTCTGGCTCTGAGAGGACATCGAGCAGGAGAACCGTAAGCCGCTCGCTCTGCCCTGGCGTCCAGACATCGGCCATCAGGAGCGATCCTGCAAGTTGGTAGAGGGCGGCGTATCGCTTGCGGAGGCTCTTGGCTTTGGGTTTCGACTGACCCCACTCGGCGCGGTACTTCATCGCCGTTCCTCGTTCTCAGTCTCAACCACGATGGACCGGAGTAGGAGCCGATACAGGGAGCCGGGCATCCACCACGGCCGGACGATTGCGACTCGTGCATGGTGGCGGAACTTGACTCCGAGGGCGGTTGCTACCTGCAACGTCTGCCAGTCGGTGAGCAATTCCTTGGTGCGAGAGGCGGCTACGGAAGGGGTCCGAACGTCCCTAGCGTTCAGGTAGCGGCGGGTGACGCTCACGCTGCTGTCTCCTTGGCTTTCTCTCGTGCGGCCCGGAGTCGTTCAATTTCGGACCGATAATACCCCGAAAGTGGGGCGCCTGACACCATTAGTTCGCTAATACCCCAGACCAGAGCGTCCATTCGGTCCGGGGACTTGTCCGTGTCGGGGTTCCAAGACGCCATCTGATCCTCCAACGCCTCGAACGCGCCGACGTGATGCACCACTCCCTGAGCGTACAGAGTGGATATGGGCTCGGCTCGTGTGTGCTTGCCCTGGGTGGCGTGGACGATGCGTACCGGGACGGTC